CTTGCCTAAACTGTTTCTTGTATGCTTCACCCACTTCAAAGAGTGCATCTTCGTTCTTGTCATCAGAAACAGAAATGCATACGATTGCTTCCATGGTTCCCTTATAGATGCCCATCCCGTGAGTAATGGTTGCATACTCAAGTCTTGTAAGGACCTCATCCTTGATGAACTGTTCTAACATCTGATTAGTAACGGTTCCGCTGTCTTTGATGTTGCGTCCGACTGTGAGTGTAGTTGTTTTCAAAGGTTAACCTCTGTGATTTATATCCTTATTATAGGGTGCAGCAGGGTGCATGTCTGCTATGAGTGGACACTTTATAAACTGGCACACTCTATGCACCATTGGGTGCACAGTTTGCTATTATAATAATATGAAAAACTTCCAAGAATTCATAGACTACGTACTCTCATTTTATGGGGACGGTGGTCTATATCCACAAGGTAGAACACGCGAGCAAGTTGCATATGCAACACTCTACTACCTTGACTCATGCAACGATATGGTTGAATGGGGTGACGGTGACAGTCTAGACCGTGAGCGTGTAAGAGATGTGATGAATCATTTCTATGACTAAACTAAAGAAAAGACCACAGCTGCCCCGCATGCCTGTGGTCATTACTCCCGATGATGTGACACTTGAACAAACTGTCCACCGCTGTCCCCATTGCGGTAAATCATCCCCTATAATAAGAACATACACAACAAAGGATCATTTAAATGAAACTTAATTCAATCGCTAAGAACCAGACTGAAGTCACCCTCTCAAATGGTGATCAGGTTTTCTTCTCATATAGAACACCTGTTGCATGCTACATCGCTAAGAAAGGCAGATACGCAAGAACTGATGCATGGTACTCATCAACAACAACCCGCCACATTAACAAGTGGTTAGGAAATGTTGAATATGACATGATCCCACAATCATACCTAGACGAAATCTCGCTCTAGGTCCCATGGGCATTGATTGGGCATGGTGAGAGTCCATGCATAAAGGATATCAATCTATGTAAGACCCATACCTTTGCAGGATGTATTTGAGGGACAGCTGCAACCCATAAAGAAACACCCCTAAGAGATGTCTTTGAGTGACAGTCTTAGGGGTTTTCTGGGTGCAACTTGACAATCAGGAATGTACGTGGTAACACATACCTTCCATAATAAAATAGTCAGCGACCTCCATTAACTCTGGGTAGTCGTAGATTAGATCCGTATCTAATAAGAATTGGATCATATCCACGGTTCTATCAGCATTTAATAGTCCTTGGTGATACTCTTGTATGATATCCTTATAGTTCATAAGTTTAGTCATTCGTAGTATTTATCCTTATTTTGCTTTATTCTCTTGTTATTGGATATCATATCCATATAGCCAGATCCTTCCAGATCCTCAATATCTGTCACTTCTCTCATTTTCTGTGAGAATGACTCTTTTTTGTATCTTTTGCTACTTTTTCCCATTCCTATACTATTTGGGATAAAGTGCCACTTCTTACCAGTTCATTGAATTTCTTACCTAAACTGAGATGTTGCTCCTTTACAAACTTTTCTATCTCTTTCACAAAATCTGAGAGGTTCTCAGTATAGTTGTAGAAATACTCAGTTTGACTTCCTTGGAATATTACTCCTACTTTCTGATCTTTTATTTGGATTTGGTTAATAGCTGTACTTATCTCAGAAATGTCAAAAGTGACATCTTTTACCACTTTCCGCGACTTTCTTCGTTTTGTAACAGTTTTTACCTTTTTCGTAGTTTCTGCCACTTTTGCTCCTTTTGTGTATATTCTAATTATAGCAGAGGTTTTGGGCGAATTGACCAAAAGTGGACAGTTTAATTTCTGGCACACAATCGGTTGACTTTCGAGTGACTGCAGGCTAAGACAACGATTCCTCCGTACATTCTAGAGGTATTCTGTACTTAATCTAGAGACACTCTAAACACACTCCACCACGCTCAACTATATTTAATTTAACATTTAATTAAATTGCTATTCGTAGTCCCATGCTCTGAATAAGTAATACAATCATCCTTCATTGAGGTATAATTGTGAAAAGGACCATAGAATACATTAGTCTCATCATAACTCCAGAAGTGCCCCTTCCGCGTGTTCTTTGTAACTACTGAGACTGACCCCATTGATGTTGAGATCATTGTTCTGTTTGCTTGGTTCCACATAAGATTGAATAAGTTTAACTGATGACCAGTCATGGCGATAGACACATACATTGACTTGTCTATCTGTGTTGTGTGTTCCCTCTAATGTCAAGGTGAAATAACTTTGAGGTGTTGTCGGATGTAGATGAGATGGTACTGCTATACATATACAGTTTACATATCCCCTCTCCCCATTTACTTCTACTAGATCATGTCGTTTAAAGTGAAAGGGCATTGAATCCACCGTCTGTTAGTCTCCTTTTATTTATTGGGTGCGAGAAAACAAAACGTAGACCACAGTTAATCTAGTTTGTTTTCCCTGATACTATTATAACACATATTATAATCCTGACAAGGGCTTTATGTCGGTTTGCTTACTGTCCCCTTTATTCCCCTTTGTTAACCATCCAAGTGGTATATTATCCATATCTACTGTGAGGTTGAATGATGCTACTGTGCGTTGTACGTTAGATTCATTCAACTGTGTATAATGTAGGATGAAACTTGGAAATAGAATAAGATCTCCCTCTTCAACTGTAGGCATATAGTTTAATTGCATTCCAGTGACGAAGTGATTGAATGGTGATACAAATACTGTTGATGTATGTACTGTTGGGTCATACTCAATGTAGAGTACTGCTGACCATCCTCCATGTCCATGTGTATGTGGTGGATGATGGTTCTTATATAATGCTCTCTCGAACCACGCTCTGACTATCTGTGGGTCAGCATTGAGATCATGTGCGAACCACTCCATTTCTTCCTTGAGTAGTGACTTGACTCTATCAAGATAGGTCGGTGTGTCATATAGTCCCATCTGATGCTCTGCTGTCAGTGTGTCATACTCACCATAGTCTGAGTACACTGATTCCTCACCCATAGTCAATGTCTGTTCATTGAGTAGAGCGAGGAAGTCCTGTTTCTTCTGCTTCCAGTTGTGACACCTGTATTTGATAACAGGTATACTGAACATGTTCTCAATGTGCTTTGCTGTACACCGTGTGTATGATTCTGTCATTAAATCCATGATGCTGCGGGTTTACCTTTAGTGAAGATAGTATCAACTGTTGCCTGTACTCTCTTCGCAGTGTTCTTACCATAGTTATTGTACACTGGTACTGATATATATCCAGTTGGTTTAACATAGTTGTGATATGCTCTAGGTGCGAGACTACCATCACTGACTCTCTTACGATCAACTGAATCTAATCTGATTACACGTCCGATAGTCTGTGCCATTTCAACTGTGCTTAGGTTACGTAACAGTACAACATTAGTCAGACCAGATACATTGATACCTTCTGACAGTATACTGTAATGAAACAGTACGAACTTCTCACCTGTGCTACTGAATGTGTCAAGAGCAGTGAAGAACTTAGCACGTGTTGTCTTCTTACCATTGATGATAGCACCATGCTTAGATGTAATTGTCATGACATTATAGTCTCTTGACCTCAACTCACGAAATAGATCTGTGAATACCATCATAGCATTGATAATACGTGCTGACGGAGCACTTACGAGCACTCTCTCAGCATTGTCAGCATCAAGTACACGTAGCACTGTCTCTGCGTCATGATCTGCGACCTCTTCCTTAGTTCTCACTGACTCAATAGTATGAACAGTGACAGTCGGAGGAATGATAGCACCACAATCAAGTAACTCTTCTGCTGATACTGTCATGAGATTAGAACCATACACCTCTTCGTTGTTCATACCTCTCTCATGCTTTGCTGAGAACTTAGGTGTAGCAGTGAAGAAGAACTTACGTGTGCTCTGGTCAACAACCTCAGAGACGCTTGGAAAAAAATTGCGTTGCGTGGTGTTGTGTGCTTCGTCACAATAGAAAGTGTCTACGAAGAACTCGTTATTTGCTATCTTGTGTAGACTGTGGTATGTAGTGAATAGTATTACATGAGCATCGAACCACTGTGCTGATCTCACAAACTTCTGTATCTCATCTGTATCTGTCATCGCATGGAATGGAGAGTCACCACTGTGTATGCTACCAATCTTGTAGTTAGATACTCCAGATAGAATCTCATTGAATTCATTAGCAAGTTGTAGTGCTAGCATAATACGAGGAGCAGCAACTACAGTGAGTGTAGGAAACTTACTCTGAACTAACTGAGTACGTAGATCCTCAATCATACAAATAGTCTTACCACCACCAGTAGGAATATAGACAGTACCATGATCATTAGCATATAATGCGTCGATAGTACGTTCTTGATGTGGTCTGAGAGATAACATAGTTTCCTTGTTGATATCTCTATTATAATGTAGTTTGATAGTCAATTCATGTATGAGTGGACACTTTATTATACTGTCACAATGCCTTCGTAGATTGCTCTGTTTGCTATGTACTTCTCCCATGCTCTCGCATCTATCTCCCATGGTTCATCCCAATACTTTGTGAATGGTGGTACTATGTCCTTGTGCCATATGTTGAGACCTGATCTCTTCTGGTTCCAGTCTCCACTGACTCTCTGCTTCACGTGTACCATTTCATGTGCGAGTGTGAGTAGGTAGTCCCACTTACTGAGTCCACTGTGTATGGTGATCTCAAAGAACCTTGGACGTGCGAGACTGTCAAGTATGCCCATCTGTCCATACATATTCTCTCGCTTCAATCCTCTGGTTATAATATGGAAGTCAAGTTTATACCGTTTGCCGATATACTTGTCCACGAACCAGTCAATGAAGGAGTCTGTAAGAGTGACTCTACGATTGTAACCCGAATAAAAGATAGAATGAGACATGACCAATGTAAAAACCAGATAAGAGAAACTACGAATGCTAACTTCATATACTTAAGCATATTCACCCTTCATTATAACTAACTTCTTATACAGTTCAACCCCATCAATCTCTGTGGGTTCTTCTGCTGTCATCATGAGACTAAGTAAATAGTCTATTTGCTCAGGTGATAGTGGATTCCTGATTACCATAGGTGTGATCATAATAAAATTCCTTTGTTAGTTTAATTGTAACGCATTGAAGTCCAATGGTGTGAACTCAGTGGGCACTTCGGCAACTGAACACCGTTCCTCTGCTATTCTAGCATACTCTGGTTCTTTTTCAATACCTATGAAACTACGTTCAGTGGGTAGTGCTGCTACTCCTGTAGTTCCTGATCCGCAGAATGGATCCAGTATAGTTCCCTTAGCAGGACAGTATATACTGATCAACCACTCCATCAATGCTACTGGTTTGACAGTAGGATGGTTGTTGTTGTCTCCCTTCTCCTTACGTGTAGCACGTGGAGCATAGAAATACTTCTGATGCTCAGGTAGTACACCACCCACTATGTTGCTTGGGTATCTACCTTTTGGATTAGCATCTACCTTACCGAACTCCTTCTGTGTGCCTGTAGTCTTGCCATCCTTACCGAATGTCCTACGTTTAGCACCTCCTGCTACCCATCCTGTTGGTGGTTTACCATCCCAAGGTACACGTGCGTCCTCTATATTGATCTTACCCACACCATACTTGGCATGGTTTGCTTCAATACTACCTTCACATGGTCTCTGTGCTACCACAATAGGTTCATGTGCGGGTTTGAGTCTGTTAGTCTTAGGCATCTTAGTTGTAGTCATCCACATGATCTGATCTTTGATCTCAAATCCTGCGTCCTCTACTGCCACTGCCATCCTATGATATAACTGTGGACTACAGAATGATAGCAAGAAACTACCAGGTTTTAGTGTCCTGTATACTTCCTTCCATAGTTCAACTGTAGGTACACTGTGATCCCAGTGTTCCATGCCCATACCATATGGAGGGTCAGTTATACAACAATCAAATGAGTGGTCATCCCACCCATCTAGTGCTTGGTTGGCATCATCTGAAGAAATTAAATACATTCTGTTCGCATGTGTGTCTGTCTTTATGTGTAAAGTAGTTGGTATACTCTGCTCCACCACTCTGTGTGTACATCTCTCTTAGATAGAAATCAAATCCTCTGTCGTCCTGCCACTCTGGTAGTGCCTGATAACGAACGAGTATATCTTTCATCTCTAATAACATTCTATCATATATTTCTCTCTTTTCAAGTTTAAGTACATCATCACCCCAGAATATAGTAGTATCCTCTATTCCCTTAACCTTGGGCAATGAGTTCTTACTTGTGAATATGTACAACCCATCTGCGTGTGGTCTACCACTGTTGTACATGGGTGCTGCTCCTTGACTAGACTTACACTCTAGTTTAATAGTACCCCAACGTGATGGTATCTCAAAGTCAGGAAATGCCTGACTACCATTGGGTTGATACACATAATGTATACCCATCTGATCTAACAAGTCCATGACCTGTTGTTCATGTTCAGTGCCATTCTTCCACTTAAGGTTCATAGCATTATGAAGGAAGTCACGCATCCTATTGCCATCTAGCATGGGTGTTACACCACCCACGTTGGTTAGTTTCATCATGAGTATGGACTCACTACCTTGTCGCCCTTACGAGGATATGATGCTACCTCTGGGTCTGGATCTAACCACTTGACATACTCTCTGTCTTCAATACAACAATCAAGTTGTGCTTGACTATCAAGATAGTACATGTCGTAGTACTTCCTGTGTATGTCATGAAACTTTTGGATTCTGAAGTCAGGTGCTCCATTCTCCTCTAGTAGTCCCTTTTGTACGAAGCGATAAGGGTAACGCTCTAAGATTACTTCAGTTTTCATTGGTTTACCTCATGTATAAGTGACCACCTGCCCAGTCGATCTGGTTAGGGTCATGTAGAACTGCTCGCTCTTTGATAATTCTCATATCAAAGCGTACGTGCTTGGCAGGGTTTGCCCACCCTGCGGGTTTGTATACTTCACCAGTACACTTGTCGACGAAAGCATGAACAGAACCATCTCTGAACTTGCCTTCTCTCTCGTCGAACTCACGTTGTACAATCTTATTGTACTTACGTCCCTTGTAGACCTTCCATGTGTAGAGGTCTTTAGGATTTCTACCCTTGATAACCTCAAGTCTTTCTTGAGCATAGAGTGAATCTTCTCTCTCTGCCATACGTGTGTATGAGTCTACTTGATAGTTGTAGAAGTTTTCATTGAGAGCAGTAACATAGTCTGCTGTCCAACTGTCTACCTTTAGTTCTTGCTCAGTAGCATGTTTCATTTAAGCGACCTCCAAGTCAGATAAGTAAACGGAAGCAAGCATCATTTCATCTTGGTAGTTCCAGAATTTAACAGTAGCAGTGTTGCTACGTCTGTTTAATTGAACTACATCACCATTGATGTCGTCATGTAGTTTGTGTTGAACTTGAGTACCGAGTTTGATCATGTGCTCCTTTGTTTGTATACTATTATTATAGTATCTCATCTGGTACTTGTGACATGTGAGTGTGCACTTTGTTCACTGTCACAGCATTGGTAGTTTGGTAGGTACAGATTTAATTCTCTTTTGGATCAGTGATCCATAGTCTTCATGTAGTTCACATCCATAGTAGTGTCTATCATGTTTCAGTGCCACACTTGCTGTGGTGCCTGATCCCATGAATGGATCCAGTATTATATCTCCTTTCTTACTCCCTGCTAGTATACATGGTTCAATCAAATCAGGAGGGAAACAAGCAAAGTGTGCTCCCTTGTATGGTTTATTTGTTACTGACCAAACATCTCGTTTATTTTTCCGTTCATAAGACTTGGTAAGACCACTATGAGGTTGAAGGCCAGTGCCAGGATTATGGTACTTACCGCTTGTCCTATCTCGTTTACCCCAGTCTTGCTTGACTGGTTCTTTGATTGCTTCGTTGTCATAATAATACTTTTTGTTCTTTGATAGTAGAAAGATATACTCATGTGATTTGGTACACCTGTCCTTGACTGACTCTGGCATTGGATTAGGTTTATGCCATATAATATCCTGACGTAGATACCATCCATCTGCTCGCAATGCGAACGCGAGCATCCATGGTATACCTATCAGGTCTTTCTCTTTCAGTCCTTCTAACTTGTTTGCTCTCCTGTTACACTGTGTAGGTAGGTCTTGATTAGTCTTGCTTACTGTTTGCTTAGGTAGTCCACCACTGCCAGGTCTGTAGTTATAGTATGAGTCTCCTATGTTTAACCATAGTACACCATCATCTGCGAGTACATCACGTACCTCACGAAATACTTCTACTAGGTTGTTAACAAACTCATCTGGTGTGTCCTCCTGTCCTATCTGTGCGTCCTCACCACCATAGTCACGTAGACCATAGTAAGGAGGTGATGTCACACACATTTGAGCACTGCCACGTGGGAACTGTTTGAGTGTTTGCTTACAGTCACCAAATAATATAAGATCTACCATATCTCATCCTCGTCTGTCCATGTGTACCTGTAGCACTCTTCATCTTCCTCATCAAACTTTGACTTGTCGTACTGCATCATACGATATCCCTGCTCAGATCCAGCCCTGATACTACTGTCTCCATCATTCATAGACCACACCCACTGTAACCACTCTGTGAGTTCATGCTCAGGGAGTGTCTCCATCATATGATCTAGTAAAAATTCAAACTGAGCACGGCTTAGGTGCTTATGTTTAATTCTTGGCACGTCGTTCTTTTAATATTATGTTATGGTTGATCCACATATTGATATAGTCAGTGACTGACTCCTCAATATTCACATCATCTAACCAGAATTCTACCATATATCCTGCGTTTAGCAACTTTAGTTTACCCTTACGCTTAGTTAGATATGGTCTTCCTGCTGTAATGATATCACCATCATACCACATATCCTGTGTTGCGACAAGTACTCTGTCAGTACGGTCAAATAATATATCTCCATCTATCTTGTGTACTGTCCGAGCATAGTATCCTATGGTCTCATGACCAGGATCAGGTCCTATACAAATAGCACTGGCATTATCTGTCAGTGCTGTGAGTCTAGTCATCCCTGCCATCTTAAAGTTACAGTATGCTCCTGCTTTATACATGAGAGTGTGTGGTACTCCTGCTGTCTCACTCATCCACATGCCACTAGGAAACAACAGACACCTGTTGTGTAGGTAGAACTTATCTAAGTATGCTCTAGCTGGTACGTTGGGATCTGATCCTGTTATGCCTGTCTTTGTATATACTTTCTCTCTTACATCCTCAGAAATAGGTATGACCTTACCTTCAGGGTCATCACCGATGAACTTGAATCCTTTCTTTACGTTGTTATAATATAAAACTGTAATACCATGACCGAAGTCTTGGATCACTGCGTCACTCAACATATAATCCTTTGTCGTTACTGTACTTATACTCTTTAGGTACTCTATCTACAAACTCAATGAGCCCATCCTCGAACTGTTGTAACCACTGTCTGCCCGTAGCAACGGGATCAACTTCAGTAGTTGTAAACTCTATCAACCATGTTGGTTTAGTTACATTGAATGATTGCCAGTCAGTCACAGTGCACTTGAATGCCATGTGTCTCTTGAGTAGGAACCCTTGAACATAACAGTCCTCTGTTGGTACTATGATACTTCCTTCTGTCTCTGGTTTAAATCTACCACTTGTCTCAAACTTATATACTTTCCTCTGATAATTCTTAGCATCCATAGGTCCGACGCACACTGAGGATCCATCCTTCACGACTGAGGTCAGTCTACATACACCTGGCATTTTAAACTGTGAGTATGCTCCTGCATGATATAACAGACTATGGTCAGGCATATTTAATGCATCTGTTCTCCACTGTGATGTGAATAATACTGTCCTGTGATGCACTGTAGCCTCATCATAACCATACTTACGTAGCAATGTCTCTGCTGCTGCCACCTTACCACTAGGGTTCTTGGTTATCCAGTCAGCTAACAAGTCAAAGTCTGGTTTCACCTCTGTAATATCAGGGTCATTACCAAATATTTTCTTACCTTCACGTGCTGAGACACATGACAATATCTCAAACCCATGCTGCTCAGTCTTCTTACCGAACCCATAGGCTGCTATGTCATATGATTTGTTCTCACTGATATCATACATTAGCTATTCAACTCTTTCATTAAGTTTTCAAATTGGAAGTCGAAGTCATCTTCGTGGAATATAGTTGTGATCCTAGTCTCTGTGAGTAGTGGATCAAAATGATTAGCAGTCTGTTTGTGCATCTCTGTTAGATGTGACTCTAACTCGGTTGCAGTGACTGTCTGTTCCTGTGACCTGATAGTATTACATGATGTCATCTGTGTTGAGCTGTCTGACTCTAGATTCTTCTGTAATAATACTGCATCGAATACAAGTTTTGCTATCTGTAACCTCACTGGTTCAGTAGCATTGAGATTCCATGCATCAATAATAATATCATCTGGTTGAGTTGTGAGCTCACTGCAGTTGACTGATACTATGATCTGTTTTGTTGTGTCGTCTACCTCAGTGACAGTAAACTTTACAGAGTCTGCACCGTATACTTTAAACTGAGGTTCTTGTGTTAGTTCTGATTGTGCCATTGTTATCCTGATGAACGACCCCTACGGTCTCCTGTGCTGACCCATGAGTATACATAGGACGCTCCATCTATATAGTTCCCACTGTTACCGTTGGAACCTGAGTTACCACCTGATGCATTCTGACCAGGATTTCCACCCTTACCACCTGCATTGGATCCGCATCCATTTCCTGATCCACCGTTACCACCTGAGTTGTAACTACCATTGTTACCACGCTGTCTGCCAGAGCCAGCAGGGATACCAGCTCCACCGCCACCTCCACCACCTGATGCAGGGTTGTAGTTGTAACCAGTTCCCTGTCTGTAGCAGTTCTTACCGCAGTTATAGTTGTAATAGTATGTTCCTACACACTGACCGTTGTTTCCACCACGGCCACCGCCTCCACCTCCCCACATCTGTCCATTGTTCTCAATGAACACACCTGTGCGAGTATATAATGCTGTGCCAGCTGACTGTCCACCACTACCTATGTTACCACCATTACCACCATATCCTGCGATTCTACAATTACTGTTGACTTTGATATACACACGTGAGTCACTACCAAAGTTACCTATGTTAATGCCAGGATTACCACCCTGTTTACCTGTGACGTGTATCACACCACGTATTCTATCGCCATTATTATATGTACGACTGAGTGATGGTGACTGATACCCACTGGTAGTTAACCATGTGTTTAAATTAAATGTGGAGGTACGTGTACCATCTAGAGTGACATAGAATGTAAATACATTCTCTGCATCATGATACTTACGCCATGAACCACCAGATTTAACATATGCTTGTTTGACTGTACGCCATGAACCACTGTGTCTGACCGATAGTTGGTCGACCCATCGCCATGTGCCACCAGATTTTGTACGTGAGTGCAGAGTAGGACTGAGGTAGTTCGCTATCCCTGCATCATAAGGTAATGCCATAATTTAATATCTGTACCATACGTCTCCGTTACTACCACCACTAGGGTTGTTAGTAGAGACTGTTCTTGATCCGTATGCGTTGGATCCTGATCCTATTGTTAGTGTCAATGTACCTGTGCTTGCGTTAAGACTGATACTTGAACCTTGGTTGCTGACTGCTAGTGATCTTACACCAGTGTTTGCTATTTGTATACTATTTGTACCATTAGTAACACTGATACCATTACCCGCACTAATATTTGCTAGTGCGAATCCACTTGATGAACCTATAAGTAACTGACCATTAGATATGGATGAGGTGTTTAGACCTGTACCACCATATGTCCTGTTAATTATACTACCTTGCCATGAACCTGTTCCAATAGTACCTACTGTACTCAAAGAACTGGCTGATGTCAAGTTGCTTAATGTATCTATAGCACTCTCGATAGTCGCTTCAGTCGTAGAGTCTATACTATCAATACCTTTTAATGAACATGTACCACCACTGTCTGAAATAACATTTGTTGATCCGACTGTGAGGTCACCACCACCAATAGTAAAGTCACCACTCAATGATAGTTCATTGTTAATGGTTGTAGTACCACTGCTAGCACCGATTGATACGTTGGTTGCTGCTCCACCTATGCGTAGTGTGGTTGCTGTAGTATTGATTAGGTTGAATGTACTCTGGTTAGTTGTGATGTCACCACCATATACTGCCACGTCATTCGAGAATGTAGCCTGATTGGTTACTGCTAGTGTACCACCTAGTGTTGTAGCACCTGTGCCTACTGTCAGTGTACCAGTTGACTGTATGTCAATGCCTAACCCATTCACGAGTTGAATGTCACCTGTTGCGTCAGAGTTACCTGCTCCACCTGTAATTCTAATATTACCTGTGTCTGTTAATCCTTGCTTGACCCAATAGTTACCATCCCAGTACCATCCTAGATAGGTACCACGTGTAGGTAGTTCTAATAGTTTCCAGTCACCATCGTTTGCTGATCCAGAACCAGGCGATGATCCTACAACGTCAATGTTTTTACTTGACTCACCTGTTTTACCGACTGTGATGTCAGCACACGTGATTCTATCATTAACTGTAGTCTCACCCTGTACAAGGAACTTACCTTTAAATTCTGTTGTTAGAGTATTACTCTCAATAGTTATCTTATCCCTGACGATTATCTCATCAAATGTAGGACGTAAGTTTGCTGTCTCACCAACAACTGATAACACTGGAGTGTCTAGTGATTCTTCTTCACCTGTAACTGAACTGATCTTGGTGTTACCAATGAATAGGTCACCGTTACTGTTCAATCCAGAGTAGAATGCGATACCACCTTCTTCCTTCTGTGACTGTGCTAGTAGTATCTCATCACTTGTAAGAACTCTGTTCTGTACTGAAGGTAGACCAGTTGAATAGTTACCTGGTCCGAAACCAACGTATTCAAATGTGTGGTTACCTGATCTTAAGATACTAGGTCGTCTAACCTCTAGGTCTGTACCACCTGTACTGTTCAGTGGTATCATCCTTAGTGCTAGGTTTATTTCCTCTGCATCACCATCACGTGCTTCTAGTGTGATGAAGTTAGCACTGGCTGGGTCAGCTGATGCATAGTTTGTGTAGTTATTCTTCTGCTCTAGGATGTAGTCAGATACAACCTCACGTGTGATTGAGCGATCAAGTGCTTCAGCTCCAGTATCATCACTGGTAGTAACAAGTCCAACAATAGTATTAGATGCTATTGATGTTGCCTTGAGTGGATCTTCAGTTGGGTTATCCTTATCTAACTGAGGATATAGGTTGTTGATATTCTGAGAGAACGCAAAGTTACTGAGGTTACCGTTGGATGGACTGATCTTACCATTTAACATGGTTAGATAGTAAATACCATTCTGTGCACCTGACTGTAGTGTCTGTACCTTCTCAATATCGTAGATATAATATACTTTTTCGTATGACTGACCAGTAGCAACGTTACGTGGTTGAATAATATAACCGTTGATTGGGTCTCTTGATAGAACTGAGCTGTCTACCACATATCTCATACGATATGTTCTGTCTCTAGATGACCTGTTGTCAGGTATCCTCATCATATATGATGCACCAGTGAATAGTGATGTATCGTAGAATGCTTCGTTACCTAAGTGATAGTGTACACCATAACTTGTGTTGCTACTTGTTGCTGAAGTAATTCTTACATACCAACAGTTGAGTTCGCTATCGTACTGTAGTGGGTGATTAGGGTCACCAGGTACGAACTGCTGTGTAGTGATGTTAGTGAAATGTACATCAGCTACAGTCTGTGATCCTGTTGGTGTGATATTAGCATAGTATGTCTGAGGTGTAGAACCATTGATCAATGAAACATATAATACGTCATTGATACGTGCACCAAGGTTATAACCCTGTAGTTTGTATGGAGGTTTAGTTGCTTCTGAGTTATATCCATAGAGATATAATCTTGTGTCTACATCTCCAATGTATGACCATGTGACTCCACCGTCAGATCTGGCAAGAGGTGCGGTGCTCCATGTGGGAGGAGTAGAGCCAGTAGTACCACCATTAACAGTATAATACGCTTTACCACCATATACTACACTTGTGTTAGCTGGAATTGTTGTTGAGGTGTTCCATGTGGGTTTACCTGTACCCACTGTTCTACTACTATTATATTTTATCTTCTGTACGTCAAGTGCTATGTAACCAACTGGTATCTCATCAATCGTACCGCCATACACTGAGTATGAACCAGCTGTACCACGATATCCTCTGTTGAGTGTCAGTGTGCCATCACTTGCTACGCTTGAAATCTGATATGATTCTACTGCATCCTCAGCACCAATACGTATGAATTGATCAGCAACCAGTCCATGAGTGTTGTTAGCAGGAGAGGACGTGACTGTCCTATTGTTCAGCTGAGTAGTGAATGTGTATCCATTTATTAATGCATATGTCCTCGTTAGTTTCTTAGGAGGAATGATATGTGTGACCTTACCAGCCTTATCCTGTGTGAACGGTAGGTTCTTAAATCCCTTCGCTCTTAGAGAGCACGATCCGAAGTTAGAGTTAGAGTTTGTAATTGACTGGTCGCCACCGCTAAGGGCAACGAAATGATCAGCAAAACCAACAGCGAAAACAGAAACTGCCTGAATAACTGCATCGTTAGAGCACTTAACGTGGAAGTTTCGGTACGTCGGTCTGTATATACTGTCGCCATCTGTATGATTACCTTGAATATAAGTTGATCCATCCCATTTGATGAATGCGTTGTCATCCTTCTGCAGTGATACTCCAGTGAACTGAGCAACAACCATAGATTTGAATCCAGTTGCCTTAGCACCATCAGCATGCATACCACATGTACCCCATGTTGAACGTAGGGATATGTTGAATATGTATGGTGACGCTGAGTCAACGTTATCAATCTCAACTCGTACTGTAGAACCAGTAGCAGTTGGGTTGTTAGCAGGAGCAGCCTGATTAGGGTTCTTTATTATGTATCGGAAGGTCGTTGTGGTTGGTACTTCTGTAATAAAATATGAACCGTTAAATCTACTAGCCACAGACCCTGAGACACCTTCGATTTGAACTGGGGTTCCGTTAGAAAATCCATGAGGGGTTGTTGTTGTTACCTCTGCTGTTGTAGTATACACACCACTGTTGATATAGTCAGTGACTATACTACTGATAGTAATAGGACCTGAGGTATTAGGACCTACAATTCTGTTCTCCTCGACTCTCTTCTGGAACTCATCTGCTGAGGTTACACCAGTAGTGTCAGGGATATCATCAAATGCTCTTGCTACTTTCTGATAGTATAGATCTAGGTCAGTGATAGTAAGAGCGTTACCAGATGTGTCATTAACACTGCTCAAAACATTTTTACCATCAGCATACTCAAAGCAACACAATTTGTGGTGAGAGTATGTTGGAGGTGTAGATGCTGTTGGTTGAGCTGGGTCTGTGTACACACCAGTTTTAGGACCATCAAAGAATGAGAACTGCCAGAAATAACATCCACCAGTAACTCTGAATATTGCTGATCTTTCGATTGATCCTGATTCTGGATCAGGAATATATAATGGTTTTAGTTTGGTCTTTCTAAGATCCATACCCACGAGGGATGTACCTCTTGGGATGATGATACCACCTTCTACTGAGTTGAACTTATAGAGTAAGTTGTCTGGGTTAGGTGTACCATCTGAGTTCTGTAAATCTAAATCAGAACTAGAGTTTAATATGGGTATATCGTCGTCTATAAATGCTTGCCCTGTGGTATTTGTGCCTGGTCTGTTGTCCAGTACATATTCAGAGGGATATAATACTATAGTAAATGACTCGAAAGCATCGTTGAACTGTCCAGTACGATATGAGAATCGTGCTGACTCAACCAGTGCTCTTTGTATTGACTTGAATGGTCTGTTAGGACTATTACCTCTATTATCAAAAGAATCCGATGCATCAAAATCGTCTGGGTTGACGTAGATACAACGGCCTGTCTTCGAGGTAAAGACATTCTTTAGTCTTGTTAGTGCCATTTAATTAACTAATAGTTACGCTTTCTTCAAATCCTATAAAATTAAATGCTACGCCAGCTGACGCACTTACATATAGATTCTGCCACTGTTCAAGTACCAGACCTGTCAAACTCACTTCAGAATTGTTTGGAATTGGATATGATTTTAAGATCTTGTTCTGATCATTACTATAGGATACACCTGAGATAATAACCTCTGGTTGACTACCCTCGTTCTGCTTCCACTCAGCAGTCACAGTGGCACCATTTTGCCCACTATTATATAATTTCACTGTTGCTAGTGAAGGTAACCACTCATAACCTCTTGATGAGATTGATAGTTGTCCTGCTCCACCGATACCAGATACCATTTGGTTAGCTGGTTCTGTATAATATAATGACTTGAGATTATTGATTACAGTATCATTCTGTATCAATAACTGACCCTGTAGTCTGTCATAGAATATGACTCTACCACTGGTTCCTACGTATGAATCAGTAATAGTACCACTTCCACCACCAGCTCCTGCTAGTGTCATTGAAGCAATAGTTGTTGGCCATGACCCTGCGGGTTGTTCATACCACACCTTGAGGTTAGCAGCGTCCCATGCGATGCACTTTGCTGTCTGTGTACCCGCAGGTCCACCAGTAACAGTCAACACTTCGCCAGGTACATATGCTGTACCGTTGTGACCTGAGATAATAACATATGAAGATGTTACCTTTGAGTTAGGTACAAAACTAAACTCCGAGAAGTTTGATACTGTAGGACTCTGTGAGCCAGGAACAGCAAACTCAATCTGTTCTGTATAATCTTGAATAGCAACGTCTACGGTTGCTGTAGCACCAGTCGTATTCATCATCCTGAGTGAACCACTTGTGAGTGTAGCACTAGGAGTTGTGTACATAGGGAAATCAGCACGTACTAGCCCGTTAGGATTAGTAGCGGGTTCCACATATGCATTAGTATATTTTGTTGTAGCGGACTGATATGACGCTAGTACACCATTTGCCATTGAATTTTAAGAGTAAGCGTGGAAAATAACTTTTGTTCTGCTAGTAGCAGAGATTGTGTCAGCAGTAATTGTTTGGACTGCACCATTGAGGTCAGTTAACTTTAATCGTTTAGCATACACTGCACCACCGATCTGGTTGACTGAATCTGTTTCAGTAACATAGAAGTCTCCATCTACATTACTATCACCTGAGACATCAAATCGTTTAGCAGGAGTCTTGTTGATACCCACCTGACCATCTGAGTCAATAATCATCTCAGTGGTACCATCAAATTTGTTGAACCTCATTGGAGTAGCATCTAGTCTCCTCTGAAGTACAAATGATGATGAGTCACCACCAATTAATTGACCACCTGTAAAGTATATATCTCCTCCGACTTCGAGCTTATATGCACTAGGAGTGATACCTATACCTACACGATCATTTGTATCATCCAATATGAATGTACCGTTATCAAAGTTGACTGATCCAGTTGTAATTAAGTTACTGACTGAACCAATCTCACTGATCAAGTTAAGGTTACCTGTGTGGATAATCTCGTTACTTGTCTGTGTGGTATTAGCATGGTCATATGTCCTGTACTGTAGTCCACCACCAGAGGTTGTGAACTGAATAGTAGCAGCAGTGTAGTCTTGTCCCCCTGCGTTGATAGTAACAGATGCTAGAGCACCATTGATTACTACAGGAGTTACGACAGCATCGGAACCATCACCAAGTATGACTGCTGTCATTCCCTGTGATATATTGGCACCTGCATTTGTGATAGTGAAACTATCTACAGCACCGTTAACGATGTTGACTGTTACATCAGGCATAGTATATGCGATACTCGCTACTCTAATACCATATGTGTAATTGGTAGATGCGTAGTCTGTATCTCTATCATAATACTGTAAGTCAAGAACTCTTGACGCTGAATCAGTAGAGACTGCTAGGTCTGCTACGTCTCTTCCTGCGTTGGTGTCCTGACTTGTATCAAAAAACTTTAACTTTTTATATGTCCCAGTACCACTCGTCTGATTGATAGTTATGTCATCAGTCGAGGTTGTCGCTGCGTTTATTGTTACTGGGTTGTTTGCTGTAAGGTTAGCGTTGAACGTAGATACCGCTGCGACTGTAACTGTATCGTTATTGTCTGATCCTAGTGTGCTGTTACCATCAACCTGTAAGTTACCAGATAATGTAAGGTTAACACCTGTCAAGTCACCTGTGAATATAGGTGATACAAGTGTCTTACTGGTAAGTGTCTGCGTTGATGATACAGTTACGAGAGTATCAGTCTCAACTCCTGCGTCAGGGAAAACAAATGTCCTAGTTGTCCCTGTGGGTAGTTGTGTGGCAGAAAATTTTATTATCTTACTGTTGTCTGAACTGTTAGGTACAGTAAATACAGAGTCATTGATAGCAATGGTAGAGTTGAATCTAATCAGACCAGTACCTAGTGCCTGTAGTGTCAGGTCTAAGTTAGAGTCTGCTGAGTCTCTAGCAGATAATACAAGTGAAGTAGATTGCTTCTCAAGTAATAGTTTGGAGTCACCGAGTGATATGCCCAGTTCACCTTGAGTTGTTGAATATAAACCAGTCGCTGTCTTCTGGTCAAATGCTAGACCAGGCTGGTTCTGTGATCCACCAGGCACAGCCTTGAATATGGATCCTACTTCCGTCTTTTTATTAGTATCTACTGGGTCTGAGTTATCAAGTAACAGAAGGGTATCTGAAGGTGATACTGTTGTCAGTAGAGTTAGGTCTGATATCTTACGAGTTGCCACACGTATCCCTACATTAAGTTCTCCATTTATTTATACGTCTTATCGAAGACAAATGGTCCGTAACGACTGCCCCATGTCTGTTTTCCCTCTTCATCGTATCCTCTGTCCACCACTGTGTACTTATCTTTCTCCAATATTGCCTCAGATCTGAGGTATCCTTCGTTAACCCACACCTTTTTAAAGTTACGTCCAACATACATGTCACCGTCCTTGAGGAAGTGTATATCTGCTACTGGGTTGAGTGCTATGATCTCTCCATTTCTCTCTACTATCTCTATCTCCTTACGTCTATACTCTTTATTATTATACTTATATCTCTGGTGTGATAGGAACTTATTACCCTCTGTCCTCTCATGTGTCAACAGTACATGAGCATAGTAAGATGGCCAACTGGATGCCTGTCCCCAGTTGTTAAAGTCTCCTTCAAACCACTCTAAAAATTCTTCAAGCATTGAACTTGATCGCTAACGTGAACCTATACATTGGAGCAGCAAACGACTGCTGTCGTGCTGAGTGTGGTATGGTGCTGTCAAATATAATTATTCTGCCAGGTTTATATGGGCAGCAGTATTCTATTTCTTGTGCGTCATCACCTAGTAGTATAGTCTCACCACCCCACTCATGCTTCCACTCTCTATTCATATAGTATAGCAATGTCTTGTCACCTTTGCGTGAACTATCACAATGTACATCAGGACTCTCACTGTGGATACCGCAGTTGACATATGCTTTCTCTACATTAGGAGGTACATAGTCGTCAAGGAACCCTGCGATACCATCAGTAAAGAAGTTCTCTACCACCCATTTCTGATCCACATATGATATTGGTTTCTGTGTCTTTATATCCTGTACGTCAAACTTATTGCTACCTGCCAACTGATATGGCAGTGTACATGCTTCAACATATAATCTGATCTGTTGCTGTGTGGGTATGAGGTCATCAATGATGGTCACCTCACCATTAGATAGTTTCATCGAAATTTTAAATTGAATCCAATACTAATACGATCTGTCTCTGACTCATTCTTTTCTACATGATGTCTCACATGAGCAGGAAAGATCAAGCACCTACCAACTGTAGGATGAACCCACATTGATTCGTGGTATCCATTCTCCTCCTTTACCTCTGTGTCTAACTTCCAGTTATATCTAAATCTTGCGTTCTCGTCTTCAAATACTATGTCACCACATTTAAATGGAGTCTGTAAATACAAGACACCAGAAAAGTCCACACCCAAATGAGTGTGTGAGTAATTGTAATCGCCAGTTTTATTAACACTCGCCCACATGCTATTAATATAGAATGGAGCACTACTCAGATTTTTCATTGAGTGTGCTATGTGAGCATATATCAGTAGAGAATATTCAAGAAATGATTGCTGTTCGTGTAAGTTATATTCCGAGTGCCATCCTGCTGAGGATGAGTTACCTTCATGTGTGGTACTGTGCTCATGATATTGTTTAACCCAATCAATTAGTTCAGGTTTTACATCAAAGTCACTGAATAACAGTGGTGTCGGAAATAACGAAACAATCATTCTGTAGTCTTTTTCAATCTTTTACGTATCATTTTCGCATAGGCAACCTCTGCGGGTGTCCATTGCTTTTTATTCTTAATAAGTTTTTTGGCGGTCTTTCGGATTGATTCCGAATTTTCCATGTATTCTAGTATCGTTTTGGTATTTTGTGATATGGTGAGTCATCACCATCATTGAATAGATCGTCATTGATTTCCTCAAGGAGTACATCAAGTTCAAATCCTTCTTCTATGAGGTAACTGCTACCTCTATATAGATCCTCGTTGGTAAAATGAGGTTTCTCTTCTGCTTTCACTACGTCAGCAAGGTTGTTAGGAACTTCCTCTTCATCAAATGAAAAGGGTATGCCATTTATAAAGTATACTTTACATACACCCACTCCGTCAAGTGTACGAAACTCTTTGTGTAGTTGTGTTATCTCTTCCATAAAAAATCAAAAGGGCATTTGTTCTCTGTCTCCTCTTCCTTCCTCAATCTTTGTTTGATGAGGTTCCATGAGAAGTTTTTGTGCCAGTCTTTGAGCCACAAGCTTTGTAGTTGTCGCTTAAGCACTTCTTTAGGGATGGATCGCTTTTCAAGAGTGAATTTGACATCTCTTGTTCTTTGGCTAGAGAATCTAACATAGCAAAGCGGGGATCCTTTTTCGATCCAGATGTTTGAGTCATAGTTCTTTACCGTGAATCCTAAGTTGATAGGTCGTTGCCAAACAGATATAGGAAATGTACCAGACACTACGTCTAGACCCTTCCTTGTCATATCGGGGTGTTGAAACTGTTCAATCCATACGTCACTGTCCTCTGTCCAAAAACAGTAACCTTGTTTGAACTGTACCTCTGGGTGTGTACCGTCCAACCAACCATCACCTAACATGAAATACTCATCGAACACATCTTGTCCAAGATTAGTTTCTAAAAGTTTCTCAGTAGATTTATATATGATACCAAGTGGGAAGCATTGCTTCATGACCCATGTATTCTTATAATATTCTTTGAAAGCAGGGCACTTGGAGTGTCTATAGTCAGGGTCGTATTCTTTGAGAGCAGGAGTTGGTTCCTCAAAATAATCCTCTGGAAAGAAATCGAGTTCCCCTTCATCAAGGAAACTCTCTTCACTTCCACCCATCACATAGTTGTAAAATATTTTTTTAGTCTTCATCTAACGCTTTGTCGAGGTCAGCATCAAGTTGTTCTTGCTTGGATGCTCTCGCTTCTGTTTGTTGAGCGAATGACTTGCTGACCTTACGTTTGTCCACCTTACGTGGTTTTCCTGCCTTGTTCTCCTTGATGATAGTAATAGCATCACCAACCGTGGCAATCTCTCCTGCCTGTTCGTCTCGAATCTCTACACTGAAGCATTCTTCGAGGAACATGACTAACTCAACCATGTCAAGTGAGTCGAGCATGAGGTCGTTCTGGATGTCACTATCCCACTTAATTTCAGTGTCTAGTTCTTCCACCCTTTCACCTAAAGTCTCAGCAATAGCGAGTGCTGCTACATTTAATAGCACTTCGTCTGTCACTGGTTTAGGGGCACTACGTAAGATGTCTTTGATCTTGTGATACGTTGCCGAATGTGACATAATTAATACTTGTAAGTTACTTCATTTACTTGGCACGTTGCTCTGACGAATCCCAATACATTTTGAAATTCCTCTGAGTCATCACATACAAGAGTTTTAACCTCTGAGGTATCACTAATGAGTGTGAAGGTACGTGCGGGGATGTCCACTACGCATTGTTTTAGAAAGTCTGTTTCCATGGGTCATCATATAAATCACTATCCTTAGTATAGGGTAGTGGGTACGCATTCGGAGTGGACATTGTGCCACTATGACATCTGGCATACTTAATGATGTCATTGGCATAGTGCTTGATGTCCTCCAGATTAGCATGGATCTCCTTATAGATCTCCATAGCATTCTTCTGGTTGGGCACTCCTTTAACTTTCTCCTCTATGTAGTTTGCTTTCTCAGCGTCAATAAAATCAACGAGAGTTTTAGCTTGACTAGAAGATATGGTCATACCAAACATTTGGTCTGTTCCTTTACTATAGTACATTCACGTCAGAATGTCAATTAAGGTATATACCGTTATTACATGTAATTCTATATTCGGAATTTGCAGACATACTCGCAGAGCCTGAAGCACTCATTGTAAAATCATTTGTGTTTATCTTTGCGTCTGATCCTTTTGTATCGAGTTCCCATCCTGTTCCTGAACTCTTTGATACTTCCATACCATCGGGTGCACCACCCTCGATACATTCAATATTTTTGCCATGGGTCACTGTCTTAGCACTGCCTTGGACTTCTGTAAAACTGTTTCTACCAACGTTGTCGTACTGACAACCTTTGACGTTGAATCGGAGATCACCCGCTGATTCTAAAGCGAACGTTCCTCCTTCTTTATCCATTCTAATCACACGGTTACCGTTGATAACCTCTGTTAACTGACCACCAGCTGCCATGTCTAGGCGTTTAAAGGTGCATCGTTCGTTAATAGAGTTGGCAATGAATCTGATTTCGTTATCGGCATTGACACCTATTCCAGATGCTGAATCTATGGCGATGTCGCCACACTTTAATTCATATCTACCGTTAACCTTATCAAATCTGTCACCCTCTACCTCTGTGTGTAAGTTTCCTTCCACGTTGAGGTGAGCATCACCGATCACTTGAATGATAAGTTTGTCCTCTTTTTTGTTTTTACCGACCTTGAGGGTGGTCGTTGCGTCACTATTTAGGTGTAAATCTCTTGCACTGATGATATATGTGTCTTCTTCTTCGTCCATTTCAACGATAGAACCAGTCTTACCATTGATAATACGTATCCTTTCACCATCCTCTGTGTTGTCAAACTCCAGTACATGACCCGCTGAGGTCACTGTTACCCAGTTCTTTGGATAGTTCGTAATGTGTTGAGGATTTTCATTCTCTTCACTACTACCATCAAATAGTTCTGTATTAGATGTGTCCTGTCTAGCCATTGTGTCCTACGCAGTCGATGTATGATTGAGATTCAAATATCTCAGTAAATTTAGTAGGTCCTACGTACTGATATGTAGGTACTATCTCAGCACCGAAACCTTCTGAGTCTACAATGCGAGGTTTAACAAAACCAAGAGTCTTGGTCGTGATAGTAGGTGTCAAGAGTCTACCCTTGTCATCAGTTGAGATATCACCTATCTCATCCTGACCCACATAGATCTTAGGTTTTTTATACCCTTCACCTACGTTGGTGATGTCGATGGTGTCGAGCACTGGTAGTATGTCATCACAGTTAGCATATAATGCTGTAGCATTAGCAGGAATAGCGAGGTCATAGAACTCCGTAAGTGGGTTAAGTGTAAATTTATATGTGCCACCAAGTGTCTGTAGTTTTAAACCAGGTGGAACATAAGAAGTCTTCTCTAGTGTTGCTAGAGCAGCAAATCCAGTGTTATCATAATCATAGTCTATTATTTGTAATATTGCTTCGTTAGGATCACCGTCCTCCTCTTGGTAGAAGAGTACATCTCCTGTGTCAGCATAGTCACCCAGTCCCTGAGCATCTACAAGGAAGTGCTTCTGTTCTTTCGGGCAGTATGTATTGTCTGGGTCTAGACCATAACCAACACCAGGCTTGTTGACTCTGACTTTCTCTACCTTACCATCTTTGATGATAGGTGTGAGGTCAGCACCTGATCCTTCTGGATCATTACATGTGAACATTGCTCTCACTCTAGCAGTGGTGTTGATGTTAGATCCCTTCCTTCTCATTAGCACACCAACCATAGCACCTATGTCATCAATGATAGGTAATGCTTTCAAAAGACTGGTGCTCTGTGCATTGTCAAAAATTAATTCTGGGAAGCATGGTTTCTTACGTGTGTTTTCTGGTGAGCAGTTGACAGTATCATAGTTGATCTTACCCTCTGAGTCACGGATAGGATAGACACTATCAAACTTCTCTACTAAACTCTTACCACTCTCGAATGTTCTAGATGTGACACCTGTTCCCGCTGCCCCAACCTCTGCGAACTCACCGTTCTTAGTGTTGAATGCTTTCTTAACAAACTTACCACCTATTAGTTTTGTAACTGGAACCCAACCACGTGAGTTAGGTATCGCTGTGCCAACAAGAGTGGTCTTACCATCTTTGAGAGCACCCTTTGCTGCATCAGCATACTGACTCATCTGCTTCATCTGCTTATCTGCTTCACTTTCCTTAGCACCTGATCCTGTCTCGAATGTTGATAGTCCAAGAGCACAAGATAGATCGCCTTCGCAAACCATGTCGATTAGATCAAGAACTTTACTAGCAATGCCCTGAATGATAGCAGCGTTGTTCTTGATAGCACCAAGTGCACCGTTTAGAATACCGAGAGCAGCATCAATACCAGCCATCAGTTTGTCCATGATGCCACCGAATAGGTCTTGGAAGATATCCTTTGCCAAGCATAATGCAGCGTCTAATGCTTGTGAGAGAAGATCTTTCAATAGACCACCGATTACGTCAGCTAACTCATTGAAGATTTGTTTGAAGAGACAGTTAACAAGATCTCCTATGTTCTTGAGTTGATCAACAGCAGGATCCAATAGTGAAGGGTCAGGGATCTTGATGTCATTGATGACCTTCTGGATCTCTTTCTGTGCCTCCTTCATTACTGTACCCTTGACGTTGGAGAGCACACCACCCATGAAACCTTGTATTCTACTCTGTATCTTCTCAATCTCTTCTGCTACGTCCTCAATCTTACCAGTCTGTTTGTTGATAAACTCACCTATATCATTCTTCTCTATACCTCTAGCAAACTTTAGGAACTCAGCAGTAGCACCCTTGATCTTAACGTCAGATGGTGTACCACACTTACCATTACCTACATGTATAGTATATCTCTTTCTGTCATCTGCTGCTTTCATTGCCTTTGTCGCAGCTGATGCTTCACCACGTGGGTTGACAGTTGATACTGTATTCTCCTCTGTTACTGTCTCCTCTTTCTTCTTGTTAGTTCCTGTCTTTACATCTGACTCTGCTGTGTCAGCTGTACCACCTACGACACCACCACCATCACCATGCTTCTCTGGTTTATAATCAGGTGCATGTACCTGTTGATATCCTTTACTACTTTCTAGTGGTAGTTTAGTGTATACATCCTTTGGGTTCTGGTCACTGATACTACCCATAATGACTGGTATCTGTGCACTGGATCCATCCATGAAGAATCCAACCACCCAACTGTTAACCTGTAACTGTTGAATAGAACCCATACCACTCTTCATAGCATAGACTACTGGCATAACACATGATGCCCATGGTAAGTCTCTAGTTGGTAGTATCTCTTTGTCTGGGTTATGATACCCTACGATTCTGACCTTGACCTTACCTGTATAGTCGTAGTCTTTAGATTCTGCGTTGGCACCCGTATACTCTGGGTCAGACCCGTCGTTCTCGACTTGTCCGATCCACCAGTTAAATCCATCTTTACCGATGGCATGGGCAGCACTTTCTAAATTCATCCTAAACTATCTCTGTATAATGTCACTCGTGTGGTCATAGTATCTGTCTCTGTCAGAAACTGACGATAGATCTTGCCTACTATGTATCTACCACTTGCTTCGGCATCTAGTTCTCCTGACCTAGCATTATACTTATTGATACGTACAACACTTCCAATATATAAATCTTGTTTCCCTTTATAGTCGAAACTAGCTGATTGATTGAAGAAGAATTGATTCCTTATCATAGACTGACTTAACTGTCGTGTCAAGTCCTGTGTGTATGTACCCTCTGTATACATGGCTGTGTCCATCACCTTAGACATAATCCTTGTGGGTGCACCACCAGTCTCTGTGCTACCAAATCTTTTATAGAACTCTGGTAGTTCTGAAGTTGGGTTGAGTTTCTTCATCTCATCGTAGAAATCAGTAACAAAGAATGGTACCTCCTCATACTTAAAGTCTTTCATGTCCAGTGTAAACGTGGTGCTAGCATAACTTCCAAGATTTAAACCACGAAAGATATCACTCGTACCTGTCAATGAGAATCCCTGTACATCTATTTCAGTCTCGTCTTCACTATCTAAGTTTACGTTAATTATTCTGTCAGTCTCCTGTAGCACTAGGGCATCCATTGCTTTGAAATGATATCCATTTCTATCTTCATAGAATAAGTATCCCGCACTAGCCTTACCACTTGTTGACTCTAGGATGGATCTCCATGCTAACCATGAAATAATAGTATATGGATCCCAGTATGGGCTGACGAAAGATAACTGAGTTGATGATATGTCAACATCAATTTGCTTGTCTGACTTTAATTCCTCTGTAATCAGTTCTGTTACTATGTCATGTGTAAACTTACCACCACCTTTACCAAATCTTCTTGATATCTTTGTCGCACCATTCTTTACAGCATCTGGACTGACACAATATAGGGTTGCCTGTGACTTATTACCATCAATAATCATACGATCTTTAACATCATAGACCACCATGCTATATGTAATGACACTATCATCATTATCTGTCCAACTTATATCAATCGGTTCCATACCCATCAAATTTGATAGCATTCCTGTACCAGAATCATTCATCTTGAGTATGAGTACTACATTTGATTTTGTGATGTCCTCAATGTAATGCAACTCTAGTAGATGATTGCTACTAAAAGGTTGTACTATCATTCCATCCTGATCAGTCTCTTTGTCATATACTGAGATTCCGATCTTGAGGTCTAGTAGTCTAAAGTTTCCTTTTACTTCTTCTGTCATAATATGTCTTGAGGTGTCTCCCCTCCATGTGTTGAGGTTATACTAGCGACTAAGTACTTACTAACCTTGAGTGGTGCAGGAGGTAATGAATCTGATTCATCAATACCCATGCCATTGATTCTAATCGCTGCCATCTCCCTCAACATAGCTTCTGTTGTATCAGGTTCGCTAGGATTATAACCCATAGGAAACTTAGTTTTCTGAGCCATTCTTGATTCATTTACAAGGGTGACCTTCTCAGTAAGTTCATTAATATTTTGGTTGTTGTATTGACTACCCTTACTAGCTGGTTGTATTCCACCTAGAAGTTTACTTACAAATCCCGTAGCAGCTTTAACCTGAGTAACTGCTTTAGAGTTCATAAACATATTCTTCGCACCCTGTGTGATATTGCGAATAGAATTCTTCATAGCATCAATCTTAGTATCACCACGAGTTGACAACGTGTCAGGTGCTAGTTTTGGATGTGAAGCACCACCAATACCTAAGTAACCAGGTGCACTCCTTACAAGTGATGGACCTCCCTGTGGAGCATAATCTTCCATGGTTTCATCTGAACCATAGGGATCAACCATCCTCTGAACCTCAGCTTCGTACGCATCTGCTTCTGCCATAAATCCTTCTTCTGTCTGCTGCTTCTTTTTCTTCTTCTTACCACCACCAAACATTCTACCCAAGGCACCGACTATACCACCACCCTGTACAAAGTTTCCAAATCCACTTTCTTTCTTTTTCTTCTTCTTCTTAGTTTTTACACCAAATGTCTTTCCTACCTTAGCTACCTGTCCTTCAACCGCTGCACCCTCACCACCTGGTACATCAAGGTTGTCCAACAATCCTGCTAATCCTGCTGCCACTGCCTTGAGTGGTAGTGCCATCGCATCTGCTAGTGCTTTTTTATACTCATCTAGTCCTAAATCTTTAGTCAGTTCACTGGCAACGTTCTTCTTACCTACCAGTCCTAAGCTCTCTAGTGACTTGACACCTGATTTTGTTTCAGGTCTCTGTGCTCCCTTGTTCAGGAAGTTCTGCATAGGAGACGGTGTAACAGCACCACCCTCTTTCAGTGCCATCCTAGCTTTCTGTGATGTAGCACCACCGTCAGCTATGAATGGGAATGGAGATGTCGTCTTTGGTGCATCCACCTTAAGAGTTGTTTCGCCAGGATCACCCTTGTCACCTTTCTCTCCCTTCTCTGGTTCTTGCTTCTCTTCTTTTTCCTCTACAATTTCTTCTTCTTCCTCGTCTACTTCAGGTTCCTCAAAGTCACTAGAATCACTTAAGTCAAGTGTTTGTAGTGAACCAGGTGAGATAAAGTTAGCAAACTTCCTCATGGTAGTCTGTGCTTTTAATACCTCATATCCATCTGCTAGGTCTCTCTTAATTTTTCCACCAGCTGAGTCATCTCTCTTATCTGCTTCAACAAGACTCTGTATATTTTCTGCCAATAAAAATTCTTTGTACTTATCCTCTTTGAACATAGCGTTCAACAGGGCGTTACGATCCTCGAACAACCCATTAAGATCACTTAGTACCTCATGTACATTGTCTATTGAAGGAAATTTATCCATTTAGTACACCATATTTACCAGAGAAAGGATCTATACCGTATGCTTTCACATCCTTCTCCGTTACTGTCACAATTTTAGTGACGGGAACTGGGAAAGGTTTTACCACAGGTACAGGGAAAGGAACATATTCAATCTTTGTCCTACCACCAAGGATAGATCCCACCATGTTACCTATGCCAGATAGAAGACCAGGACCTCCCATAGAACCACCACTGGTTGGCCACTTGACTGTGTTAGTTAGTGGGAACCCATAGGATGCACCGCCTTTACCTGTCGCACCTCCTGATGGTGGTTCGACTGCACTCAAGTTGATCAGTGGTGCATAAGGCAATGGGTCTCCTGCCCCACCATATCTAGTTGAGTCTTTCTTGTTATCTGCCTCAAAGTGAAGGTGTGGTCCTGTAGAACTACCTGAGCCAGGATCACCGACTGCTCCACCAGTTTCAGCAAGTTTCTCTCCTGCCATAAACTCACCAGTTTTCTTAACAAACTTACTTAAGTGTGCTATACGCATCTGTATTTTGGCAGCTGGTAACCAGACATCCATCATGTTTCCATATCCACCATACTCACCAGCTGCTAATATCTCACCTGGCTCAGTAAATCCTACGGGTGTGCCTACGGGAGTTCCTATGTCCACACCACCATGAGGTCTTGATCTTCCTTCTGTTGATCCATACTTATCAGTAATTGGGAAGTTTGCTATTGACGTAGCAGTGTCTGAATCCCATGATGATGAAGTCATCACACCATTGACATCAGATATCGTATTCTTTACTGTTCTTTTTCTAAATTTTAATTTTTTACCATCTGCCCTAGCTGGTCTACTAAGCATACCCATTGCCATGCCTATGGGTGTCATCCCGAATGCTCCCTTAGCAAGACCCATGGCACCACCAGCCATCTTCTTCAGGAATCCTCCTGCCAGTTTTGCTATCTTACCACCCTTGAACACTGATATAGGTTTGCCTTTCTGTCCAAACACTGCTGCTATCTTTGCTGTCTCACCCAATATCCTTGAGGATTCTGATGTTGGTACAGGTAATGTAGACAAGAACCCTGTAGTGACATCTGTTAGTATGTTACCAACATTACTTAATAGACTTCGGAAAACAGGACCTAACTTAGAGTGTGGTACAACGAGTTCAGGTTCACCACCCTCAGCGATCAGTGCTTGTGTAGGTGAACTAACTTCACCCCCGTCTTTCATACCCGTGACATCTTTAGCGATCAGAGCAGCATCTATTCCTGCTGATATAGCAGTACCTGGACCTGGTATTGTAGATGCTATACCTGATCCCGCTTCCATAAGGGCACCTTGGACATCACCCGCCAGTAATCTTTGTGCTCCAAACCCTAGTCCAGCTATGAGACCTATAACTGGTATCTTCTTCAATCCTATCTTGACTGCTGTCTTGGCAGCAAGTTTCGCTCCTACCTTAGCACCCGCCTTCTGTAGTCCCTTCTTCGTTGCTGTCTTTACTAATTTCTGGGCTACCTTCTTCTTAGCAGACTTAGGTATCAGGTTACTTATATTCTTCTTTAATGCTGCAGGTGCTGTTACTACCTTATCAAGAGCTGCTTTCTTTACACCCTTGACCTTACCGCCAATCTTTTTACCTATTCCACCGACAAATTTCTTTGCTCTACCAAATGGAGAACGCTGCACCTTCCTGTTTAGTTTAAGACCACCAGCTCTCAGGTTACGCCTAAACCTACCAAGTTTAGTCTTCTTATTTAATTTCTTATTACCAAGTGCCTTCTTTATCTTCCTTAACTTGTTTACGGTGTTTAATACACCACCACCTCTACGTTTCTTCTTTTTCTTCTCCTCTTCCTTCTGTGACTTACCTCTTACTGAAACTCTGGTCTGTTGTACCTGAGTCATAAAGAAGAACTTCCTTCTATTCCTGAGATACTCGATGTACTCCATCTCAGTATCTAACATCTCCTTGGCTGTAGAAGTTACCTTACCCGCAACAGGTAAGATCTTAACCCCAAAGATTTTAGATAGACGAGTGTTCATTACTTACGTTTTTGACGTTCCTTTTCTATACGATCTCTCTCATCCTTTAACCACTTAGCAAGCATATTGACGTAAATGTCACGCTCCCAAGGGATCATATTTTCTATGTCACTCAGAGTATATTTATGGTGTTGCACCAAGGCGAAATTCGTTTGATAGAATCTTGCTAACCCCTCTTGGAATAGGGCTACCCGAAAAAATTAATCAGTCCTTCGATACTTGCACTAGTTTTAACCCCTGTGTTAGGATTTGTAACTGTAATATCATGGCGAAGAGTAGGCATAGTGTCAAAGAAGTTTTGGACACTTTCAAACTGATCGTTAGTAAGCTTCTCAAGCCACGACTGAGCTTCTTTAGGTGTAAATGATCCACAATCTTCTCCTTTATTAAATACTCTGTCGATGCATGAGGATACCAGTTCGTAGGGATCCACTTCCTCTTCAGTAAAATTGACCTTAGTGAAGTAGTCTAGGTTAGGATACTTCATGACGACTACGATGTCATCATTGAGTTTAATCTCCTTGGCATGTCCCTCTGGGAACTTAACCTTGACTGCATCGACGGGGAAAGTCACGGGGACTTTAGTTTCTTTGTCGTCATCACATGGCACCTCTACCTCAATAGTTTCTTGGATAGATCTACCACGTAGTTGTAGGAAAATATATTCAACATCAAAGATGGCAAGGTCGTCCATCTTAAATCTACTGGTGATACAGCTTTTGAATATATCTTTGATTGCTTCTAGTATCTGAGCACTGTCGTTCTCTTCCAATGCTAGGATCAGAATCTTCTGTTCTTTAACAAGGAAGGGACGATATTTTAGTTTCTTCTTAGACGAAGGTACAACCAACTCATAGGTTGGAGTGATTATATCAGGTAATGGCATAATAAATTAGTCCGTATATATTATATATCAGCCTTCTACAGGGATTACTTTAGGTACAGCGAACGGTACATACTCAGCATACTCATAGTACATTCCTATACTCAACTTCACAACTCCAGATCCAGATGAACTGTAAGGTACAGATGACATCATATAAGGATATGAGTTGATTAGTTTGATGGTGAACACGTGGTACTGGTCATCCTTGTATGAGTTACTACCTGCAGCAGGATACTTCTCATACTTCTTGATGATAGTATCAGCAACATAGTCAGAGTAATAGTTCTGTGTCAATGCTCTCTGTAACTTACCGAAGTTGCCTTGTTCAGCACCTTGTATGAAGTCTTGCCATCCTCTAAAAAATCTATATGCTTCAGATGTGACATCAAGTATGAATGACAGATCCATCTCATTATATACCTTTGCCATTGCTGGCTTCATATTAATTCCTTTATGTACTGACTTGACATCCTGACTTGTTAATGAGGTGCCAGGTATCTGGATCTCGTTTGCGAGATCAACCATAAGTTTGTTGAAAGAGAGTTGCTCTATACCATACTCTACTAATCGTGTCTTTAATAAATTACTGACACCACCAAACTCCAGATCATATTGGTTGGTAGAACTAGGTCCTCCACTGTTTTGTAGATCTGCTAAGAATGATGTAACGCTTTTGAGAGTCATAAATAACCCATATGGGGTGGTATTTTTATTTATGTCTCTAAAACAAGGAAAGTTCAAACCAAAGTACTATAAGAAGTACAATGGAGATCCCACTGACATATTTTATAGGTCAGGATGGGAACTTAAGTTCATGAACTGGTGCGATATGGATAGTAAAGTTGTTAGTTGGTCGTCAGAAGAGATAGTTATCCCATACAAGTGCCCTACAGATAACAGGGTGCATAGGTATTTCCCAGACTTCTGGGTCAGAGTCAAAGAACCCAAAGGAACCAAAGAGTACCTAGTGGAGGTGAAACCATTGAAACAAACAATGGAACCAAAACCACAGAAACGTCAAACCAAACGATACATCACGGAGGTGTTGACCTATGCTAAAAACGATGCAAAGTGGAGGGCAGCTAAGGAATACTGCCTCGACAGAGGAATCGAGTTCAGAATCATCACAGAACGAGAGCTCAGAATTAACTACTCTGCTCCAAAGTCTAAGGGGAAGCAAGCTAAGCAAAGCTCAACTAAGAGAAAAAATATTTGAAGCACTCTATGATAATGCTACTGAGCAACCAGAGGTAGGTAAGTTCTACTTCTTTGAGTATGACCCGAAGTTTAGAGATAGTTTAAAGAAATGGGATGAGTACCCACTAATAAAACTCATGGAAATTAAGAAGAATATGATGTTAGGAATGAATATTCACTTCCTCAGACCAAAAGCTAGACTTGGGGCACTAAATAAAGAGGAAGCACCTATGTCGACGCTTCGCTACTACATACCTAAGAATGCCGATAACTTGTTCTTCGAGATACCAGAGGAAGACATGCAGGCAATGAGTCAACTACCACTAGAACAATTCCACACAAATAGATGACATCTGGAAATAAAGTATTATATGGAGATTATAAGGAGTATCCTAAAGGAATAAAGGATATACCTTTTGCTTCGTATTTAAAAATTACAAGGTATCAGTATAATGAAGGTATCAAGAAAGCAAGAGCTGGTGGAGAACAGGGTGCTTTTGGTGCTCTAGGTAATGAAGCAACCCAGAAGATCGTCGATTCAACAAGAGGTGCAGCAGCATTCACGTTTGGTGGACTAGACAAGCAGTCTGGTGAGCTGAATAGATTTCAAGCAGAGATTTCAGCAATAGCTAGGAGTCAGATGTCCAAAGGGGCAGATAAGAAGAAAAGAGACGGATCTCTTAAGAAGATTAAGGAAGGAGACTATAGCAATATATCATTCCCCATCAAATTACAAGATGGAACAGAAGTAGAAACCAGTGCTGAGTTAGCATCAATAAAGAATAAAGCAATAGAAGTTGCCAATAGCACATCTTCAATATATTTCTTACCCATGCCTAATGAGTTTCAATATTCATATGGAGCAGAGTGGGGAAATACATTCAAGTTGGGCACCATGGCAAGATTACTTGATGATCCAGCTGGAGCTGTAGGTCAAATGGCTGCCACAGGTGCAGTGGGTGCAGCGGGTAATGCTCTCTCACAACTGGGTTCTGAAGCTTTGGAAGGAGCAGGTGGAGATATATCTCAACTTCTTGGTTCTGCATTTAAATCAGCAGCAGATCCATTAGGGCAGAACGGAAATATTGCAAATCCAGTTAACGTGTTAGGTCTAGCAGGGTTAGCACCTAATGAGAATGCTATCATGTTGTTTAGTAAAATGACTATGAGAGATTTTAGTCTATCGTTTGAGTTCTTCTCACGTGACGAGAATGAAGCGAACGACGTTGATAGAATCATTAACGGATTCAAGACGGGTATGCACCCAACAGCAAACACCAACGCAACGGGAGGTGTACTGGGGTTCCCAGATGTGTTCCTATTGGAACCATGGTTCGGTCTAACTGATGAAGATGGTAATGTTAAAGACGGTGGTAGTCCACACCCAATGATGCCACGTTCTAAGATGTGTGCTCTCACAAGTCTTTCAGTTAACTCTTCACCATCTAACAATTTTGTAACTACAAAAGATGGTAAGTTACCACTACAGACTGTTATTATGAACTTCTCAGAGACAACAGCACTCACACGTTCAGATCTAGATACAGGAAAATTCTAATGAGTTTATTTGAAAACGCACCCAATGTAGTATACAACTATACCGATCAAATTTTAGATCCGAAAATTTATACTGCGAAAAATTTATGGAGAAGAAATGACATCAGAGACGACTATCTATCAAACGTCGTACTATTTGATGACTTCTTTATCAATCCTGGCGAAACACCAGAGTCTATAGCATTTAATTATTATGAGAGAGCAGATTTTGGATGGACTATTCTAATAGTAAATGACATCACTAACTTCCATGAGCAGTGGCCAAGGTCAGCAACAGCATTAAAAGAGTATGTGTACAATAAGTATGATAATCCTGACTATGTGATGATGTATGAGACAACAAATGTTGTAGATGCTTTAGGTCGTCAGATCGTGAAAGAAGGATTAAGAGTGCCTTCTAACTATCAGGTGACATACTATGATGGTACAGCATCTGCGGGTGTAACTGTAAATCCAGTGTCACCAGTGACATACTTTGAATATGAACAGAGATTGAATAATGAGAAGGAGAAGATACAATTAATAAAACCCACCTATATCCAAGAGTTCGTAAATATATACGTAGCCTCCCTTCATCAAGGTGGGTCTTTAGTTGTAGGTCAGTCTAAGACTGAAATTAAAATAGACTAAGGAACAAATCCTATTCCTGTGTCAGGTAAATCGCCTGGATCAATAGTATAAGTAAATCCATCGTCCGTGAATGATGGAAAATCATAACCCAGAGCATCACCTAGAGCATCCATATCGCCACCGACTCTTTCGTTAGAGAAGGTGGTTTTGTGGTCTTCATCGAAGATTTTTAATCCTGCGTCTGTTAACACATGGTTGTACATCTTCTCGAATACACTTGGTGGTATGGTACAAATATGAGCACCGTTCCAGAATGCGAGTGTAACCTTAGCAACGTCACGAATAGATGCTGCCAATACCTCAGTATGGATACCATGTTTCTTGTAGATATCAACTATAGAACGAACAACTTCTACACCTGAGTGAGAGTTGTCTTCTAGTCGACCAACAAAAGGTGAGACATATGCTGCCCCTGCCTTTGCTGCTAGGATTGCTTGTGCTGTACTGAATATTAATGTTACGTTAACTCTAATTAATTCTTTTGAAAGAATGTTACAAGCAAGGAGTCCGTCTGGTGTACACGGAACCTTGATTGTAGCACAGTCACCAAACTTTGCTTTTAGTCTACGACCTTCAGAGATCATAGCTTCGGCATTGCCTACGACTTCCATAGAGATATCACTGATTCCTATGTCTTTGAGTTTTTGATACACCTGTTCTGGGTGTCTGCCACTCTTCATTATAAGGGTAGGGTTGGTTGTTACACCATCAATAAGACCTGTTTCGTATGCGTCTTTAATTGCCCATACGTCAGCGGAGTCAATGAAAATCTTCATAGTTATTCGTTAGCAAGTTTAGCAAAGTAGGATAATGCGTCATCTTCTTCTTCGTTTGGAGCAGATGCCGACTTGAAGGATGGAGCTGCGGATGCTGCTATCTCAGTAGCACCTTTGACCTCTCTATACTTTCCTTCTGACTCATCTTCCAACTCTGCGTCTGGGACTCTACGAGTTGGTTGAGTAGCACTAAGAACTGTCTGTAAACGAGTCTCTAACTCTTCAAAAGTTTTGAACTTATCAGCAGCAGTGAAGTCAGTTAGACTGTACTGTTGTGACCATAGTGTCTCTAACTCTGAATCATCAAATCCTTTTAGTGTGCTTGGTTCAGCAAACTCAGACTTGTCATAGTTCCAATAACCTTCTACCTTTCTGATCTTCACCTTGAAGTCAGCACCCTTCCAAAAATCGAATGGGTTGATAGGGGTCTCATCAGCAAATGCGGGTTGCATTGCTTCGGTAAGTTTATCAAAAATCTTCTTACCATACTTGTAAAGGAATACTCTTCCTTCGTTTGATGGATTAGCAGGATCTTGTACAACATAGATGTTGCTGTAGTAGGAGAGTTTTCTCTTCTGCTTACGAGCAGTCTCTTTGTCAGAGTCTTGTCCACTATTCCATAGTGTTCTGTTTAGGTCTGAAACAGGATCTTTTTTGCCTAAAGTTGTGAGAGAGTTCTCGATATACCATCCACCAGGACCTTGGAAGGCATGACTCCAAACTTGTGCCCAAGGAAGGTCTTCTCCATCGGGTGCGGGTAGGAACCTGATTACTGCGTAACCATTGCCCGCTTTGTCTACTTCTGGTTTCCAAAGACGCTCGTCGGCACCTCTGACCTCAGTCTTGTTAAGTGACTCTGCCTTTGTTAGTAGGTCAGTATAACTTGACTTTTTAAGTGAAGCAAATGACATGTATTTCTCCGTATTGTGTGTATTGTGCTATGTGATCGCACGTTCTATTTATAGCAAAAAAGAAAGTCGTTGACAAGGCTTTCAGACTTTTCCTTGCCAAACTTTTGTGCTAAGTAAGGACCCACTGGATCCAATCGAGTCATATAAGTATCAAAGTCCTTATACACGTTCGTGTCTGTCCCTTTCGGTTGATTTAATTCTACCATCTCTTTGTATTTTGTCAAGTACTTCTTGAATGTGTCGAGGTGCTCATCAACCTCTTCCATAGGGCAATACCTGACATATATGTTCTCTGAGAAGTGATTACCACGTTCAAAGAAACGGTAGTCTTCAGTACATTTTGGTAGGTCATCTACACCGAACAGATACTTCTCTGTAGGGTGTTGGAAGTCAAAGACTATGATGACTCTCTTCTGTGTGAACCCCATGAGATCCATGCCGAAGCATGGTAGATTTGATCCAGTGTTAGGATAGATGATCGTATTATATACGTGCGTCTTGTCACTCCATATGTCTACCTCTCTAGACTTGATGAAGTGCTTATTCTTGTAAGTCTTAGCAGTGAGGTTAGTACCTTTACCTTCCCACTCTGCCCATGTGTTCTGATATTCTAAATCAGGGAAGGTGTTCCATACTGCTTCCTTCCAGTTTTTCCATAAATTCATTAGTTAAAGATTCCGTACGGTGTCAAGTCATATTTTACCTTAGCAATGCCCTCATGCTTTACACGTGTGGGTTGTCCTATCTTTTGTAAGATGTCGCCAGGTATTTTCTTTTTGGTTATGTCATAAGGTATAGGTGCGTTTGATACGCACACCCTAACACACTCCCATTCTTCTTCAGTTAATTCAATGTGGGTCATAGTATCTAATGAGTGCTCCTGCTACAGCAACAAGCACTACAACAATAATAAGGGCGGTCATTTTGCTTCCTCCAATTCTTCGATCATTTTCTCTACTTGTTCTTTCAAGGAAGTATAGAACTGAGAGTTAACGTGCTCAGGTTTCATCCCCAACAGTGTCGCTGCCTCACGTACCTGTGCCAGTATGCGTTTTGCTTCTGGTCTATCAGATAAGGTGACACGCATGAACATTGTCTGTTGTAGATCAATGAGTTCTAACAACTTTATTAGTTGCTGAATCTTTTGATCCACTGTGAGAATGATCCCCATGCGATTAATATCGACATAGAGATCCTGCATACGTTTTAATTCGTCCTGAACTACGTCAGACTCGAAGAATTTCATAGAAAGAGCTCCTTGAGAACTTTGCGATGCTTATCGGTAGATGTCTTTAGTAATGGTTCGTACTTTGTGATCTTAGTCTTGGCATCTTGCCAAACTGGATCTGTCGCAGTTACGTTTTTACAAAACTCAAACATCTTTTCCATTATAACCACCGACTCTAACTGTATCTTACCACCCATCCACAATTTAATCAAGGTAGGGTGTGGTTTACCTGTGAACAAGTCATTGAAATTATCACATGACTCCTTCATTATATTAGCGTCGCTCTGAAAAATATACGATAAGGATTGCAGTTTTCTTATATAGTCAAGATAGTTCCGTTCTCCGTTGGCGGTCATTGCACCTATCCATTCACTATTCTCTTGTACAAAATTAGATAGGTAGAACCTAGCTAATTCATCCTCATTATATTTGCGTGATAATTTTACAAAGAAATATTTGTCTTTTCTCTTGTCGTAAGTCTCTGGTTTTGCTTTGGCAAATTGATTCCTTGCGAAGTCGTAAGTTTTGGTTTTGAAATGATTACGCATGGCAAGGTACATGCGATAAGCATCATACCCCTTCACAATGCTAAGAATCCTCTACTCCCCTTCTTGATGAAATTTAACTTTTGTGCTTCGTACTTAAGTTTTTCCTTAAGTGGTTTGTTGATTAATTTATTAACCCCTTCTATCTCAATAGCTTTCTCTTCACAATACATTACTATTGCTTCAATATAATTAAGAGAACCATCTTTGACGATGTTCTCAATCTCAAGCGAAAACTTGCTCGCGGTCATAAAATTTTCCTCTAGGGCATCATTAAGTTTTTTACCAGTCGCCATGGATACTCCTGTAATAGTCGATGTACTCTTTTAATTTGGGTACGTACGTAAGAATGTCTTTCTTAACAAAGACTTGTGGAGTGCCAGTTTCCACTGCGATGATGGTTACAATTTGTTTAACCTTTAAACCTGTAAGTTCTTGAAACATTATAGCATAAGCGGTTTCTTGTGAAAAATAGTCTTGTACCCATTCTTCACGCTTGAACTTAGTTGACGTTTTAAAATCTATAATCGCTAGTTCATTATCATATTCAGCAATACAGTCGACTCGTCCTGCGAGTTTCAGAGTGTGAGAATATAGAGATTCTTCTAGTGCGTGTATATTATTTATCTTGTCAATATAAGGTCGTATCTGGTGAAACATACCTAATGATAGCACATCATCCCTGTATCTGTCTAGAGGGAGGTTGTTTAGATAGTCTTCTGCTAACTTGTGACACTTGTTGCCACGTGTAGTCGCACGTTTAGATATAGCATTCGCTTTCTCCTCACCGACCTTACGTCGCCATTCCATTATAGATTTCTTCTTCTTTTCACCAATGACAGTTGTAACAGAAGGGTAGGATGCACCCTCAACGAAGTACCTCCTACCCTGTTCTGTTGTCTTTGCTTTTAAGTCTGGAAAATTATGTAGATTTAGATGTTTAAAGTCCAAGATTCAATTTATTAATAAGATAAGACTTCACCAGTCCAGAACGAACTATGTCCTGTATACCAAACTCTACCATTTCAAATTCATCCATACCTTGAATGATCTTCATGAAGTCTAAGATACCGTTTCTCTCGTTAGTTTTCTGTAAGTCAGTTTGAGCAGCATCACCCGCAAAGATAATCTTTGTGTTGACACCTAACCTAGTTATGATACTATCTAACTCGTGAAAATTCAAGTTCTGCATTTCATCAACCAACACGATAGCGTTGTCTAGTGTGGTGCCACGTAGGAAAGATGTGCTCCAGAATGAGATAGTCTCCTGTGCCTTGAGATTAGCATATAGCATGCTAAAACTAGCATCATCAGGCATCTTGAACATGTAACGTACCATATTCTGATATGGTATCTGATACAACTCTGCCTTGTCATCGTGGTCACCAGGCAAGAAACCAATCTCTCTGGTAGGCACCAGTGATCGTACAATGTATAGTTTGTCGTAAGATGTCTGTTCGTTAAGTATCTCTTGTAGTGCTAGGTACATACCTATGAAGGTCTTTCCTGTGCCTGCAGCACCATACATGTATAAGTTCTTCTGTTTAGAGAACGCATCAAAAACTTTCTCCTGACTTGGTGTCAGAGGTTTTATCTGAGTTAGATATCCTGAGTTAATAGGTTTGCGTTTCATTTGTCTTCTAGTCAGTCCAACCATTGAAGGTTGCTTCTTGTCTTTAACAGGCATAGAATTAAGGAGCCTCGAATTTAGCGTAGGGGTGATGTTTTTTTACATTGCGAAGTCTGTCTTTGAAACCATCAGGTAACTTGTCCTGATAGTCTCCCACTCCAGAGACCACAGCGGGTGATCCTGCTTGCCAGTCTTTATCCCAATCGGGATGGTTATCTCTCCAATCCTCATACTGGGCGAGTGTCATTGAGAGTTCTTTCATCTCTCCTGTTTTTGAGTTTTTAACTGGGTAAATTGCCATTATGTTGTCCAATCAAGTGCTTCTGATACTGTAGGGAACTCACGTATGAACACCTTACGACATGCCTCAGCAATGTCCATGTGTTCTTTCTGAGTGCCATGAGCACTTCTTAAATTTATATAGTGAACCCACGACCTACATGATCCTGTCATGTATAGTTTGGTAGGAGTTGCTAACGGTAGTACAAATCTAGCACACTCTTTAGCGACACCTTCACGAATAAGTTCATTATATAAGTCTATGCCCTCAGCGAAATACGCTGCTATAACCTTCTGTAGTCTAGTCCTCTGCTCATCTGAAATATCATCTATACTATTCTGTCTATTCTTCTCGTCTTGTCTTCTAAGTTCTGGTATGGGTATCTCTCCCAATAGGTTGGTGTTAGCATATCGCTGACTAAACTCTTGGAACGTAAATGACCTATGCCTCAATATCTGTGCTGCTAGACCTCTAGTAGTGGATATCTCCACAGTCATAGATGCCTGTTCAAACACTGACCAGTGATCATGTTTAATACAGTACTTGAGTAACCCTGCCACCTTGGGGTTCTCTTGATTATTGGGGTTAGATACTCTTGCGATGTACCCCATGGTCTTTTCAGCATCAGGGGTTATTGATATTAATTTGACTGGTGTCGGTCTCAGTTTCATTACGTTGTGATGATGTATGTTGATAAAGTGCCTCGAATATCTCGTCTGCTAGATCGTCGATATCCTCAGTTTCTGACTTGAATTCAAACAAGTCATCCTTTCTTTTTAGTAGCTCCTTTATTTGATGCGTCGATGTATTTGTTGGCATCGAAGAGTTTTGCGGTGACGTTTCCATTTGTATACTCTATGCTTTGTAAACTGCCCCTACCTAGGGAGTCATAGTAACAATCAAAAATATTGACCTTGAGACCAATAATGATGTCATGGTGCTCAACTCCGTTCTCCATGTAAGTGACAAGGTAGGAATTGCGAGGAAGTTTAGTATTCTTAGCAAGTGACCTTTCACAGTCAATCTCTAATACTGTAATACCATACTTTTCTGATTTTTCTGGTACGTCTTGGTTTTTACCCCAAACAGTCATCCTCTGTTGCCCCACTCTATTTGGGGAAATGCTTCAGATACCACTGCCTTAGTGACTCTGTATTTCTTTTGAATAGTCTTGTTACAGGCAGCGATGAATAAATCTGCTTCATCTTCCTGTAGACCTTCTAATAGTTGAATAAACAACTTCTCTCTGTTCATGTTGTTAAGAGACGTATCTCCTCCTTGGAAGAAACGATAGAATCCCTTGTATTCATGATCTAGTCGAGTGTGCTCTGTTCCTGCGGGTGCTTCATTCCTATTGAATGGTACGTCACCCTCTGGGAGCAAGAACTTAAGAGACTCATCAAAGTTGATGATGAGTATTGCTCTTAGTCCGTTGTTGTTGTACTTCTGTAGTAATTCTACTTTCTCTTTCTTTGTTTTAGCAGAAGAGACTTGTTGTATAATTTCAGTCAACAACGCATCATTTGGTAATTTTTTTGCCATAATAAGTTTACCTATCAAATCAGTATACTACTAATCATCGTCATCGTCAAGTAGTAGGTCATCATCCATGAATTTAACTGCTAGCAGTTCTTCATTAACATATGAACCATTACCATCCAAGAACTCAGGATGTAGATTATCTAGTTGACGCTTGTATGTGTTTTGGTCAACGGTACCTCTATATATCCATCCTATCACACCGCCTAATCCAAAGGCGAATATGGTGCTAATGCTAGCAACCCAGATCATTAAGTTAATTTCCATTGCTCTCCGTGATGTCAAATTTAATTCTAAAACGACACCTCCACTTAATAAAAGGGAGGGTCAAGTCTAAGTCTAGTTTGGACTTCTTTTCCCTCCTTGCTCTTGGGAGCATAAGCTCTATGCCTTTATTTAGCGATGGATTTTTTTCTTCTGCCTGGTCGGTGCTCCCACTCGTATTTTTTGGCATCTTCGATAATTCCCCTCAAGTATTTTACAATTTTTCTCGCTTCTGGTTTGCTGAGAAAGTGGTACGCTTCACGTATTTGCGTATGGTCGGAGTCTTTTCCACCCTTGATGTACTCCTCAAGGTCGTGTGCGGTCTCTTCTAATGCTTTAGCAGTAGTTGACTCCAAAAACTCTAATGTCGCCTTTCTAGTCGCTTTTGAGTGCTGTAGAAGGGGATATAATTTGAAGAGGAATCTCTTCTCCATAATTGCTACATCCATTGCTTTTTCAGCAAGGGCATAGATGTCGTCTGTCATCGGTTTAGACAAAGTTGTGCTCTCTTAAGTATTTTACAGTGTCGGTACACCCACCGAGTTTCTTTCCGTTGACAGTAACTTGGGGGAATGAAGCACCCTTTCCAAATTCATCATAGAATTCATCTCGTTGGAAGTCCGTATTCAGATCATATACTACATGTGGCAATTTGGCAAGCTCTAAGACTTTTTTGACTTGGGTGCAGAAAGGGCACCCATCCTTTGAGTAGATCGTAAAATTCATGTTGGGACTTCGTAATTGAACCATCCAGTAGCTATATATTTCTCTTCTATCTCAGATATTTGACCTTTGTGAACATGTGTCCATCCTGATGGCCATATGCTGACTCTGCCAACAATACACTCCATAGTAAACCCTTGCTCAAGGAACATTGTTCCTCCATCCGAGCAATTATTTAGAAATATACTCCATGCCAAAGCACGTGTTGTTTGTGGATTTGGATAATTTACGAAATTAGTCGTTTCATGGTGCCACAACTTAAAACCGCCTTTTGGTTTATAGTGCTGTAGGTTGAAACTGTCGTGTAACGTGAATCTGTCCGTATGTTGTAAATTCTTATGATCTTTCTCGTATCGCTCAAATGCCTGTGTAAGAGCACCGTAGATTATCCTATGAGTCAGAGAAGACTCCGTAAATCTCGTATAGAGGTCTGTGGAGTCCTTTAACTCAGGATCGACAAAACCATACCCTATCTTACCCGCTTCTCTATCTGGGTGCTTGTTAAAATATTGAATTATGACATTACATTCATCAGCGGTCAAAATGTCATCATATATGCCGATAAAATCCATTTAGTCGTCGTAAACTAAACATTCTGGTTCGTCAGGGTGCATGTCGCAAAACAACTCTAATGCGTTAGGGTCGTGGTGATCTCCTGCCTTAATCTCATCTTTATGATGTTCTACATACTCTTCTAGTTCATGTAGTTCCTCTTTGTAGTGTCTTCGTGCTGCTGAAGAAACTGTTGGATCGTCAATGATCTCTTTGTCTTTTTGAATGTGATCTTCTATTGATTTCATAATAGTACCTCGTGTGTACACTAATATTTAGGTAAAACCCTCCAGAGCAAAAAATACCCCGAATATTTTTTCCACTTTTCTGGGCACAGAAAGTCGAATTTCCCTACAGTATAGCATAAAAAAAGACCTCCTGTAAACAGGGGGTCTTTAATCTCGAACAATATTATTTATAGTGCGTTACCACGAGGTAGTACCTCTTCTGGGAACACAAAGTTCTCATGTGGTTGGTCGACGGATGACATCCATGCTCTCATACCTTCATTAAGAAGAATGTTCTTCGTGTAGAAAGTCTCGAACTCTGGGTCTTCTGCTGCTCTTATCTCTTGAGATACGAAGTCGTATGCTCTGAGGTTAAGTGCTAGACCTACAATACCGATTGATGATGTCCACATACCCATCACAGGTACGAACAACATAAGGAAGTGTAAGAATCTTTTGTTTGAAAATGCTATACCAAATATCTGTGACCAGAATCTGTTTGCTGTAATCATACTGTAAGTTTCTTCTTCCTGTGTAGGATCGAATGCTCTGAATGTAGAACTTTGGATCTTACCTTCAGTGTAGACTGAAGTGTCTTCATACAGTGTGTTTTGTACTGTAGCACCATGAATGGCACAGAGTAATGCTCCACCTAGTATTCCTGCTACACCCATCATGTGAAATGGATTTAGAGTTATGTTGTGGAAACCTTGTATGAATAAGATATAACGAAAGATTGCTGCGACACCGAATGAAGGTGCGAAGAACCAACTGTGCTGCCCTAGTGGGTAGATCAGAAAGATGCTTGTGAAGACTGCGATAACTGCTGAGAATGCTAGTGCGTTGTAAGGTCTGATGCCTACAAGTCCTGCGATCTCAAACTGTCTTAACATAAAACCTATGAGTCCGAACACACCGTGAAGTGCTACGAAGTTCCAAAGTCCACCGAGTTGTAACCAACGAACGAATGAACCTTGTGCTTCAGGTCCCCAAAGGAACAGAAGGCTATGACCCATTGCGTCACCAGGTGTTGACACTGCTGCTGTTAAGAAGTTTGCTCCCTCTAAGTAAGAGGATGCGATACCATGTGTATACCATGAGGTAACGAAAGTAGTTCCAACGAACCAACCTCCGATAGCAAGGTAAGCACAAGGTAGAAGTAGAAGACCAGACCATCCGATGAATACGAAACGATCTCTCTTCAACC